TAAAAGCATGTACTAAATTACAAGGAGAATATATACCACTTGAATCACAAGAATATGAATCATATCCATTTAAATTGTACAAGCCAGATGATACAACTATTTTTCCATTCCATGAATCAAGAAAATATGATATACTTGCAGAAGCATTTAAAAATACAGAAGGAGCAGAATATATGGCGTATTTCAATGTAAACTGGAATGATTATATAGAAGATATAATTAAAATAGCAGATAAAGAAAATTGGTCTAATGATACATACCCTAATAATAAAATTCTTACAAATTATATGGTTCACACATATAAAAAATTATCTTCTGAAAAGAACGTAATTATTAATAATGAATATGCACTATTTAACACAGGACTTTTTACCGAATTCTATCAACCAATATACGCATATCAAGATAAAAGCAAAAATGGATTAAAGTTTCTTACATCATATGATTTAGGAAATATGAATATTTCTGATCGCCCACCAAGAGCAAATTATTTTGATGATCCATCTCTCTTATTATTTGATTGGCACTACGAAATAAACATTAATTATAAACATATATTGAAAGATATTAATAATATTGAAAGAATTCCCGAAAAGCTTAAAGATAGCAAAAATATTCTTAACAATCTCAATGGTTCAATAGAAACTATGAAGAAGCGAGTATCAGCTAATTATAAATTGGCAATACCACAATATTATGAAAATAAGATTCAGTTGTTACTTCCATTATGCTTAGAGGATGATACTACTCCATCATTAGCTTTAACCGTAACTAAAGTAGGAAATTATTATCAAGGTCACACATGTTTAACACTTGATATGGCATATAATAATGCTCGTCTTATTGCAAAACCAGAATCTAACTGGTTATCAATATAAATCAAATAAATATAAAAAATTAACAGGCGGTAATTACTGATATGCCCCCTGTCAAGTAGACAGGTTAAATATCTAAAATGAAGTGTTGCTAAACGACCGTATAAAGTGTACGGTCGTTTTTCTATGCACACCATTTCTCTTTATATTTTTCAATTCGTTTATTTTTAGGAATAAGATACTGTTGTGGTGTTGCTGTAGATAATGCTTCAGCTCTTACATCTAGTGGCGTTTTGCAATGATACCTGTCTTGTGGTCGTTCTTCACTGTAGAATCTAATATAATCTTTTATTGCAAATCTTAATGAAGATTCATCTGTTATATCGTACATCTGATACATTTCTGATTTTATGATACCCCAGAATCCTTCAGTAGGTCCATTATCTATACAATGTCCAACTCTGGACATAGATTGTTCTATCTTATGTTCCTTAAGTTTCATTTGAAATACCTTACTTGTATACTGAAAACCTCTATCACTATGAAATAATGGTTTAGCTTCAGGATTTGCGGCAATAGCTTTATCAAAGGTTTTAAATACGAGCTCATTATTATTTCTCGTGCTGATAACATACGCAACAGGGTATCTATCATATAAGTCAAGAATGGCACTTAAATAAAGTTTCTTTTTCTCACCTGGAATCTTAAACTCTGTTACATCAGTTGTCCACTTCTCATTTGGTGCAGTTGCATAAAAGTCTCTGCCTAATCTATTTTCAGCTACTGCTTCCGGTGTCGAAGAAGTATATTTTTTCTGCTTTCGTCTAATGACTGAATGAATACCCAACTTCTTCATAATTCGATGTACTCTCTTCGGTTTATAATCAGTATGGTTAAAGTGATTAATCCAAGAGGTCATTCTTCTATAACCCAGGATGTGATTAAAGCGCTCATCGTACTCCTTTATAAGTTCTGCCAACTTCATATTTTCTGCTTCCTGTTCAGGTATCTCACGATTCAACCACTTATAATAGGCAGCTCTTGATATTTCGAGCTGTTTACACATCCAATTAATACTCCAGTTCTTTGTTTCATAGAAAAACTTTATTGCTATAAATTCCGAATTATAGCGAAGTTTTCCGAGCCTCACATCCTTTCGAATTCCTGTACTTTTTTTAACAGTTCCGTTAACATATCCTTTTCTTTGAGTTGCTTCTTTAAACGTACATTTTCCCGACGAAGACGTTCCAATTCGTCTACCTCTTCATCCGTTTTATGACATCCACGCTTATCTGTTAATCCTTCTTCACCTAGTGCATCATACTTTTTTACCCAAGAATAGACTTGATTGTATGAGACATCATAAGCACTTGCAGTTTCTTTATAATTACGATTATGTCCGATACAATACTTTACGATTTCTTTGCGTTCTTCAATGCTTGTTTTTCTTCTTGCTTCTGCCATATAGACCTCCGGTTTTGGACAATAGTCCCTAAGTTCTCTATTGGCATTATACACTGAAATCCATTTTCGTAGTTGGGTTGTAGAAGAAATATCATATTTTACAATCAGTTCCTCTAGTGAACCATAACCACTTATATATTCTTCCACTACTTGAATTTTAAATTCTTTTGTATAACTTTTGTTATATGACTTTTCCTGAAAAGCAGATACTCCGTACTTCTCATATTTTTTTAACCACTCACGGATAGTTTTCTTTCTGGTAGTTCCGAGAGCTATACATATTTCTTCTAAACTACGAGTTCCATTGTGATAGTCTTCACATGCTTGTACTCGCTGTTCTATAGAATACTTAGATTTTCTGGACATAAAAATACCCCTTAAATAGATTTTGGTTATTTACCATGTCTACTTAAGAGGTATCATATCATAATCTGTCTGTTTTTTTATTGCATAAATTTATATTATTCTCCACTATTCTATTTAATAATTCTTAAAAACTTAAATCTCTTTAAGAGAACAATCTATTGTAAATAATCATTACACCACTCTTACCAAATAAAAAAATAAATTTAAAGGAGGATTCTATATGGGTAACTTAAAACTAATTACAACAGAAACATTTAACAACTTACCATGTAACTTTTATAGAAATATATTTGATGATTTAGCATATTAAATCACTTCTAAATCTATCTAGGGAGAAAATCACACCTCACAGAAAAAATTAGCCACTTTTTCTCATACCCTTATAAGTTATCACCTAAGACATAAAAATTTAAAATCACTCTCAAAAACTCATTTTTAACCCACAGATAGGGGTATGATAAAACTATATACAAGCTCAAAAAGATAGTATGTGCGTAAGCACAAGATGTAGCCCTTTGATAAGGGCGGTCTTTTCGCAGCGTTAGCAAGAAAAGAACATCTCTAGGTAGACAATTGAAGAGAGAATAATATATCAAAGGAGAATGATATTATGAAAAAACCAATTTTATTTAAAAGAACAAGAAAATCTGCTATAAGAAAATTATCAAATCCGTATATAAGAGAAAATCTTGAATATTTTGGATGCATATTTTCAATATTAGAAATATGTTATATACTATTTCACTTAAAGGAAATAAATAATATGTTTCAAGATCAGAAATAATATAGGTACATCTCATATGTACCTAAATGAAACCATCAATCCAAAGCACCATACACCTAAATCAACCAATAACAATCAATCAAAAAATTATGGAGTTTGTATGTAGCGTAAGCGAAATACAAACGGAATAGTCTGTCTTATTAATAATGTTATATATCTTCTTTCAGTTCGGCAAAGTAGGTTTCACCCCCTACCAATTTCAAAAATAAAACAAACAAGTAGGGGTTCAGACCTACTTTACTGAACGCTCGTAAATTCATCTTCCACTTAATCTCAAACGGAGAATAAATAAATATCACATACAAGGAGGAATTTTTCATTGCAACAGAAAACAGAATACTTTACTCGTTTCCCAAATGACTACATTCAAGGAAATATTAGAACTAAGTATGGAGTTAGCCGAAAATTCTATATCACTTATATTCTTATTGATAAATACAGGTCTTATGAAGACTATAGTTGGATTACTCTTAGAAAGGTTCTAAATTTCTACGGATACAAGACACACAAACGTAGACCGAAAGCAGTTCAAGAAATTCTTGATGTACTAGAATATATGATTAATAACAAAATGATTGAAGTTCAACAAGATCTTGATTCTATAACTTATGATACTGGTATTGAGATTAAAATTATTCCTGAAAATTTTGATGCAGTTGATAAGTTCTCAAAAATCACATCTTCTCAACTTGATTTTATTATGATGAACGAATCTAGTATTAATAAAGAGAATATATTAATGGCTTTTCTTTATATTAATTCGTATATTTTCATTCGCCCAAAAAATAAAGACAATGAAGATATCATGTATAATCCTGAATCCAAACCAGAAGCTTTTTGGCGAAGTATAGAATCTATGTCAAAAGAACTTTCTATGTCAAAGGATACAATTAATCAATGTATCCAATGTCTCACTTCTTCTATTGGAAATAAAGAACCGCTTCTAATTAAAAAAGAAGTTGGCAGCATTAAACCTGATCCAAAGAAACCACCACAAAATGTACCAAATATATATGTACTTAATAAAGAAGGCTACGAACAAGAGATTGAGTGGGCTATTGCTAAGATGTTGGAAATCTATAACGTAGACTCATTTGGAGAAATTAAAAACGGCAATTAAAAATAATTTTAATAAAACCCTTTTGCAATAAGGGAATATATAAATGTAACAAATAAACACGTATCACACTATAAAGGAGCGATGATATGAACAAAAAATTTTATTTAACAAGGAGAACAAATATTTATGACAAAGGAAACAGAAAGACATGTAATGACAAGAACAATGGAACTTAAGAGAAAGAACAAGCTTGTATGCTATCCCAAGTTATCAGAAGCGGATTTCGGTGGTTGCGATTTAATAAATATTGCCAGTCGTATAGCTGCAGATTTTAGGTTTGACGAGACAAAAAAGAGAGAATGTATAACTAGAGATTATAATAAAAAGCTTAAGGCTTGTGAAGAAAGACAAAATTTAAAGGAGGAAGCAGTACATGCTTAGATACGAAATTATTGCTAATGTTGGTATTAGCGTAGACTTACATAATAATTACACAGTGGTTGCTTTAGCAAAATGGAATAAAGAGAAAGAATCTTACTTAGCCACTTTCTACATTAAACAGACAGATATTGACCATTTAGATCTTATGGATGACCAGATTGAAATAGAGTTTTCTTCTGAGATAAAAACAATCAAGAATGATTTAGTGAAATATATTGAAATGCTTATAGAAAGAGGAATTATTCAGAGATATATAGACAGATACAAATATGAGCTTGATTGTATTGATAGAGGAACTGCTATGTTTGAGTTAGAGAGAAATGTTAAGTAAATCAGATTATAGATATTTTAAAAAAGCTAAAATGGCTGCTACCATCTCGGATTATAAAAAAACACATATAGGGTGTATAGCCGTTTACCAAGGAAATGTAATAGGAATTGGTTGTAATACAATTAAAACGCATCCTATTCAAAAATATTATAACAGATATAGAAATTCATGGAATAAGAATGGTATTAAACCGACTTTACATGCTGAAATCAATTGTCTTAATTCTATCCGTCATCTGGATATAAATTTCCAAAAAGTAAAATTATATATTTTTAGAACGAGATTAGACAGAGAATTTGGTATGTGTCGTCCATGTCCAAGTTGTATGGCAGCGATTAAAGATTTAGGGATAAAACATATTTACTATACAAGCAACGATGGATATTCCTATGAATGTATAAATTAAAAAGAGAGGTTATATGTATGTGCAACATTTGTGGCAATAATCCTTGTCTTATAAGATGTCCAAACTTTCATCAGAAATATAATTACTTATGTTGTTATTGTGGTGGGGGTATTTTAAGTGGACAAGATTATCTGAGAAATTCAGAAGGACAATATATACATAGAGACTGTATTCCATGTACTGATTATCTTATAGATTGGTTGGGATATCGTGTCGAAACAATGGACGAGGAGGATTATAAAGATGAGAATTATTGATAGACTGAGAATATTTTTTGATATTGATTATAGTTCAAATAAGGAATATTGGATTCCAATTAATGAGATTAAAATTAGAGAAGAATTTCTTGCTACTCCACCCAATTACAGAAAATTCAGGAAGAAAGAAAATACATTCATCAAGTATGGTGAACTGGGGAAGATTATAATTGACAGAAATTATGAATTGATAGACGGATATTGTTCGTATCTTATTTGCAAGAAATATGACATAGGTAAAGCTCCTGTGTGGTTTGAATAATTATAAGTAGGAATTTCATTTGGAGAATATATAA